TGCAAAAAGTGAGTGCGCCATTGAACTGGCTTTATAACGGCACGGATGATGCAATTCGTGAGTTGTTGGTGGACGCAATGCTTGACCCAAAGCTGGCATCTAAGTTGATGACTAAGGCTTCAATGGTTACTGTTGAGCCATTGAGCAAAGAACTGCAACGAAAAGCCATTTCCTTGGGTTATGGCGCATCATTTGGATTAACGGAGTAAATCATGGCAAAGACAAAGATCAGCGAGTTTTCCGCAACCCCTGCGAACAACACCGACATCGACAACATCAACATTGCTGAAGGCTGCGCTCCTAGCGGCATCAACGATGCTATTCGTGAGTTGATGGCCCAACTGAAGGACTTCCAAGCTGGTACGGCTGGCGACTCGTTTAACGGGCCTATCGGTACAACTACGGCTGCTGCTGGTGCGTTTACTACGCTAACTGCATCGTCTACTGCTACGCTGAACACACTGGCAAGCTCTGGTGCTACGTTGACTGGTGGCACTATTAACGGCATGGCAATTGGCGGTACAACGGCTGCTGCTGTATCGGCCACAACACTGACAACTTCTGGCGCTGTCACACATAACGGCGGCACAGCCAACGGCGTGGCCTACCTCAACGGCTCCAAAGTCCTGACCACGGGGAGTGCGCTGACGTTTGATGGGAGCACTTTTGGCGTAAAAGGTAGCGGTCAAATTGCAGCGATTGAGAGCACGGGTAATTATTCTTCTTCAGGCGCTGGCTTCATAAGATTTAAGGACTCCACAGGAAATCGTGGGTATATTGGCTTCGGCGGGACATCTAATTTGATGACCGTCAGTAATACAGTTGCATCTGCGGCTTTGAATTTTGAACTGGCTGGCTCCGAACAAATGCGCCTCGACTCCAGCGGTAACTTGCTACTAAATACGACTTCTTCTCGTACTGGTGTTAATTCAATTTCTATTGAGCCATCAGGAAATAACTACATTGAATTTAGGAAGTCTGGTTCTGGTTCTTCAACTCAGATTCAGTTTAATAGGAATACTGACACAACTCCTACAAGTGCGGGTTCAATCGCCACAACTGGGACAACCACTACTTACAACACGTCATCCGATTACCGCTTAAAAGATGTTACAGGCGCATTGACAGGATACAAAGAACGCCTAATGTCTTTGCAACCAAAACAAGGCACTTGGGTGGTTGATGGCTCTGAATTCCGTGGCTTTTTAGCACATGAGTTTGCAAATCCATATCGTGCTTCAGTTACTGGTGAAAAGGATGCTATTGACGAAACTGGTAACCCAATCTATCAAGGTATGCAAGCATCAAGTTCAGAGGTAATGGCTGACTTGGTGGCGTTGGTACAAGAACAACAAGCAATCATTGAATCACTCAAGGCTCGTTTAGATGCCGCTAACCTGTAAGGAACATCATGTCAGTAACTTGGTCAATTAACACAATGGAACGAGATGTAGCTACAGGGTTTGTCTCTGTAGTGCATTGGAACGCTACCGCAGTAGATGGAGAACACTCTGCCTCTGCCTACGCTACAGTCTCATGGGCTGAAGGTACTCCTGCGATTCCCTATGCAAGTCTCACAGAAGCAACTGTATTGGGTTGGGTATGGGAATCGGTAGATAAAGAGGCGACTGAGGCTTCTTTGGCGGCTCAGATTGCTTTGCTGAAGAACCCTGTAAAAGCTACTGGTACACCTTGGAGCGCAGAATGAAGCTAGAGTTAGAAGTTAACGAGATTAACTTTATCTTGCAGACTCTTGGAGAACTTCCAAGCAAGTCAGGAGTTTGGCCTTTGATTCTAAAGATCAAGGAGCAAGCTGAAACACAACTGCCTAAAGACGAGGGATGAAATGGAAGAAGTTGCAGCTAAGACAGCATCAGTAGCTACCTATGGTGGTGCTGGAAGTGCTGTATTCTTTGGTTTATCCGCTAATGAGTTTGGTGCTTTGTGTGGTGTGGTGATCGGTTTTATTGGTCTAGTGGCTAATATCTGGTTCAAACACCAGCACCTAAAAATTGCTCGCAAGGAAGCTGAAAAGTGAGTTGGTTGCTTGTACTCGCCCTACAAGCAGAATACCGATGCGTTAAATGGACATGGATAGGTGATGTTTACAACCGAAAGGTTGTTTGCCTAAAGTGGGAAAGAAAATGATCGACCCGATAACCGCCCTAAATGGCCTCCAAAGTGCCATTTCAATGGTCAAGAAGGCTAGTAAGGTAGCCAATGATCTAGGCGGTCTTGCGCCCATGATTGGCAAGATGTTTGATGCAAAGAGCCAAGCAACCAAGGCTATGCTTCAAGCAAAGAGGGAGAAGAAAGGCTCGAACATGGGTGCTGCTCTACAGATCGAGATGGCACTAGAGCAAGCCAGAGCCTTTGAAGAAGAACTAAAGATGTTGTTCATGCAAACAGGCAAGGTAGATGTTTGGAACAAGATCAAGGCTAGACAAGCTGAGATGGACAGGGATGATGCCAAAGAGATGGCAGCCTTGAGAGCAGAGGAAAAGAAAGCCAAGAAAAAAGAGGAGGAAATGCAAGAGATCGCCATGATTATTGGTGGTGTTGCTTTTGTTCTGCTTCTCGTTTTTATTGGCATCAATGAGTTGATGAGCCTATGTCCTAAAGGTGGATGTGGTAGATGAACGAATACCAAAAACAATTCGATATGTTTTTGAAGGTGTTTATTTACCTATTGGTTATTTGGTGGATTCTTGGGCTTCTTAGATTTTTACCTGACGATCTGTCAGACAAGATTGTCAATCTACTACTTGGAAAGGTTGGTCTTGGAAAATGAAAATCACCACTTATCAAGAGAACGCTAGGATGCTATGGGAGGCTCATAGGGTGATCCACCAACAGAATATGCAAAGGTTAGCAGAGTTGAACCATCAAGCCCAACAACAACAGAAAACCCAAGAGATCAAGACTCAATGGGTCAAGGCTTCTCAAGTGGATGTGATGGCATGAGATATATCTTTTTGTTATCAGTCCTCTTTCTATCTGGATGCGAAGACAGATTTCGTTATCCATGTATGGATCAAAATAATTGGGGTAAACCAGAATGTCAAAGACCACAATGCGCCATTACTCAAATGTGTCCTGATATGCTTTTAAAAGCTGAAGATATGAAATCGGAGGTAAGATGAGTTGGAATCCTGAACACGTTGAATCAAAAATTAAACTGACTATTGCTGTTAGTTTTTGCGTGACTATTATGTCTATGGTGATACTGTCTATGTATTCACTTGTTTTTGTCACTCAACCCATGAGTGGTATTGCACCAGCCGACAAACAGTTTTTCTTTCTGTTGTCTGACATGAGTAAATACATTCTTGGTTCTCTTGGCACTTTGTTAGCGATAAAAGGCAAAGACGTAATCAAAGATATGCTGCCTCCTAAAGATGAACCTAAAGAAGAAAAAAAGGAAATGTAAATGTTACCAATGATTGCCTCAATCGTATCTGGACTGATTAGCAATGGTTTGCCTAAAGTAGCTGATGCCGTGATGGAGAAGGGCTTAGATGCCGTACAAGCCAAATTAGGTATAGAGCTAAAGCCAGAGGGTCAAATGTCTCCTGAAGACGTTTCTAAGCTGAAAGAAGCAGCTATGAAGCATGAGGAGTTCATGGCTGAAATTGATTTAAAAAATATGCAAGGTGCAAGGGATATGCAACTTAAAGCAATGGATTCTGATGACCCATTGGTTAGAAGGTTTGTGTATTACTTCATTGGCTTTTGGTCTTTGCTGTCGGCTTGCTATATTGGGTTCATTACATTTGGTGACATACCAGAAAAAAACATTCGTTTTGCTGACACCATTCTTGGGTTTGTGCTTGGCACTATGGTTGCCTCAATGTTTCAATTCTTGTTAGGTTCTAGCATTGGTAGCCGTAAAAAAGATGAAGCTAAAAAATGACACCACAAATTAAACATCTTGTAGCTGCTGGTATTAAAGATTCTGTTGCTCAGGTTTGGTTGCCTTATGTAATAAGAGCACTTGGAAAGTATGGGATTGTTTCTGATAGACAAGTTGCAGGATGGATAGCCCAGACAGCGCATGAGTCTGGTGGATACACAATCTTAAAAGAGAATTTAAATTATTCTGCTGATGGGCTTGCGGGAACTTGGCCTAATCGTTTTGCTGAGATTGACCCCTCTACTAAAAAGCCTAAAAAGAATGAGAAGGGTTTTAACATACCAAACAAGTTTGCTTTAACGCTACATCGCAGACCTGATCTTATTGCCAATGTTGTTTATGGCGGTCGTATGGGAAATGGGCCGATTGAATCAGGGGAAGGTGCTTTGTATGTTGGTAGAGGTTTAAAGCAACTTACTGGCAAAGAGAATGTGACTAGATGTTCTGAAGCCCTTGGAGTTGATTTTGTGACTAACCCAGATAGATTGCTTGAGCCTGAATATGCAACTTTATCAGCAGCTTGGTTTTGGGTAGATAAAAAATGTGGGCCGCTAGCTGATGCTGATGACTTTGTAGGACTAACTAAACGCATAAATGGAGGCACTATTGGCCTCCAAGATAGAGAAAAAAGATACAAAGCGGTTCTTGCAGTTACTGCTTAACAAAGATGCCCTCTTTGTTGAGATAACCTTTGCGATCTTTAATCTCCTCGTATGCGCCTTTAAAGCACTCTACAAGGTCTAGATCAGCACAAGCACAACCCATTACAAGGGTCACGAGAATATCCCCGTAAGCGTCTGCCATTTCAGCCCTGTCGCCTTTAGCAATGGCTGTGAATAGTTCTGTAACTTCCTCACGAGTTTTTACTGCTTGGGCATAGGGGGTAGAGTTTTGGACAATGCCTCGATCAGTTCCCCACTGCAAAATCAACATCTCAATCTTTGCGTACGACATTCCATTCCCTTTCATTTCTACCAGAGTTAGATTTGACTGTGTTTCCTGTCAACTCAATCAATCCAATTATTTTCATTTCATTCAAACGTCTAGCGACTTGATTGCCATCTAGGTTAGTCAATGCTGCTATCCCATCTTTACCCAAAGCACCATATTCTTGCAGACAGGCTTGGATGATTCTGTGATGGTCATTTATTACTGGCTTGATAGCCTCTGCTGCCTCAAATGAAGTTTCTGGGTCTGTTTTCCTAACTCGTGGGAACTCAGGCATTTGAAAGATTCTCTCGAAAGCACTTTTAATATCCATTATTTTCTCCTTGAGGTGGGGGTACTCGCTGCGTCTATGTTCGTCCGACATTGCTGTCCATAGCATCCGCTTTCCCCCCTATTAACTTAAATGCAAGTTGTTGTGCAACTGCGGAATTGACCTTCGCCATAACAGCAAGTTGTACAAGTGACAATCTTTCCATTGAACATATATGTATGGGTTGAGCAAGAAGCCCAAACAACTGTTGCAACCAAAGACAAGTAAATACCAACGATTAGCTTTTTCATGTTAATCCTTAAAAGGGCATTGAATCATCGAATTCTTCTTGCTTAACCTTTTTCTTAGGTTGCAAAGAAGCGTCTGCGTTCTTGTTCTTGACAGACAAAGACATGAACTTATTCCCATCCTTGCTGACCTTAATCCAAGCTGATAGCCAGTAGTCTGTCCCATCTACATTGATACTACCTTTGTAGTCGGGAAACTTGGCATCGTCTTTCCTATCGTTCTTAAACAACGAGCCTCTGTTGTTATTGTCGTATTCCATTTATAACTCCTTAGCTTTTTTAAAGCTACTTCTTACTTTACTAGGCAGCAGAGTCCACAGAGCGATCTTTTGCTCGGCATCTAGGTTCTCAGCTTCCAACTTCACCCAAGCTGTCTTAGGTTCTTCTTTATCACAGAGGGCAATTAAATCCATTGCTAACTCTTTGAGATAAATCTGTTCATCCTCTGGGATGTTATCCATTGCGCCCTGTGTAGGGGTGATGATGACCTCTTTGAGTGGTGCAGAGGAGTCCAGAGCGTCATGCTCTACGATCTCCATTGCTGTTACCCAAAGGTAGCGTCTAGTGTAGGTTTCTACAGCACCAAGGTTCTGAATAGGATGGCAACCCTTGAGGTTAGCATCAGCCATTGGGCTAGTGATGATGATGTTCGTGCCATCGTCTGTATCTGTGATTGTCAGGCTTGCTATCTCAGAGTCATACGACACCACACCGCACAGGCCAACCTCATTAAAGATTGAGTTAATCGTGGGGATAAAGTCTCCCAACTCGAAGTATGAGTAGCCAGCAAACTTATTGTGGCCTGACTTCTTGAGAGGTGCGTTTTGCAACATGATTCGTGCTTGCATTAACTTCTTATGTACCATCATTCTTCCTTTAAATAATCTTCAATCATTGCTTCTTTATTGTCTTCATAGAGGTCTTCAAACTCTACAAAGTGGTTCTCTCCACAGCATGAGCCGTAGGTCTTAGGCTCACAGCAGTAGCAGCAGTAAAGCGTATGTGATAAATCCTTGATTGCGGCTTCTCTGGTAATCATTGGATTCTTTCCACTTGTTTAGCTACAAGCCATTTGTCGCCTAGTCTGCGTACAGACCGCACCCATTGCTTTTGGTAGGCTCTAATGACATCTGGAGGGGCTTGGTAGGTGCTGAATATCTTACGGACATGGATTAGGAATCGTGTTTTCATGTTGACCACCATGCCACGAGTAAAACCGCCATTCCAACACCAATTGATATTGCTGTGATGTAGTCCATGATTTTTTCAAAGTTCATTTTGCTTCCTTAAAGACCCACTTACGATTTGTTATGGGCTGAGGTGAGTATAGCAAAGTAAACAGACAGGTCAACAACTATTTACTAAGTATTTTCCCTAGTGTTGTATTTTGTTAACTAAGCTATACTCCAAGGATGGATAAACAAACTGCTGTAAAACTCGCTGGCTCACAGAGTGCGCTTGCCAGAATACTTGGCATAAAGAGGGCTGCTGTCCATCATTGGAAGACAATCCCTCCTTTACGCATCTACCAACTCAAAGAACTACGACCAGAATGGTTTAAATGACACAAGAAGCAATTATTAAAGCCCTCCAGAATGGCCCTCTGACCTCTGCTGAACTCTGTGACCTTACAGGTATGCCCAAGTCCTCTGTGCTGTCCACAGCCAAGAAACTGCGCTACAAAGGCGAACTCACCACAGAGGAAGTCAAGGTAGGTAGATACTGGATGGCTAAGTACACCTTGACAAAGCCAGAACCTAAAGAGGACAAGACCATTATTTGTGGTATCCAGACTTATGGCATCTTTACTAAAGCTGAGTATGCCGTGATGAACGCACAAGCTAAGAGATTGTTTGGCAAACCAAAAGTTAAAGAGATTACCAACAATCAATTTATTTGATACAATGTTTTGAAACACGGCTAGGTGCGAAGTCATGAGCGCACCGAAAAGAGAAGTCTCCCCTCCTGCCGCAGTTTCTTTTAGGGAGAATTGGAACTAGAGACAGCTATGCACTACTACTCTTTTCATGTGAGTGACTACATTCACGACACAGCGCACTTGTCAGCCTATGAGGACTTGGCATTTAGACGCTTACTTGACTTGTATTACACAAGCGAAAAACCTATCCCAAACAAAACCCAAGAGGTTTCCAGACGGATTCGTTTAATAAACAACGAAACTGCTGTTTTATCTGTTTTACAAGAGTTTTTTACTTTTGACGAAGAACGAGATTGTTGGTTTCACAAGCGTTGCGACAAGGCAATTGCAGACTATCAAGCCAAAGCAGAGCGTAATCGTGAGGTTGGAAAACTTGGTGGAAGACCCAAATCAAACCCAGATGCTAACCCACAGAAAACCCAAGTGGTTTCCAAACATAACCCTAACCAAGAACCAATAACCAATAACCATAAACCAATAGATAAGAACAAGCGAGGCTCACGCCTCTCTCAAGACTTTTTATTACCAAAGGAATGGTGTGACTTTCTTGTTGAACAAAGACCAGAACTAAACGCACAACAAACCTTTGACAAATTCAAGGACTACTGGATAGCCCAAGCTGGTCAAAAAGGTGTCAAGCTAGATTGGTTTGCCACATGGCGTAATTGGGTGAGAAACACCAATGCACCGAAAGTTAATCCTGCTGACAACATCAGGCTCACAGTTCCTCCGTCAAATGAGCCTGAACCTGCTTTGGAAAAGATTAAAGCTGATGAAAAAATAACCAGACCTCCAAGCCTTGCGGATTTGGAAAGAATGGCTCAAATAAGGAGAAAAGCATGAACAAGATTGAATTTGGTGATTGCAGAGAAACAATGCGTAAGTGGGCTTCTCAAGGCATAAAAGCACAAACTTGTGTAACTAGCCCTCCTTATTTTGGTTTGCGTGACTATGGACATGAAGGGCAGATTGGTTTGGAGGAAACACCAGAACAATACATATCTGCAATGGTTGAAGTATTTAGATGTGTTTGGGATGTACTTGAGGATGATGGAACACTTTGGCTAAACATTGGTGATAGTTATGCTGGTAACAATTCAAGAGCATCTAACAATGGTCGTGCAGGATTTGGTAACGCTAGAGAAAAAGTTGTTAATAGAACTGGTGAAGGTTTAAAAACTAAAGACTTGATTGGCATACCTTGGATGCTTGCTTTTGCTTTGAGGGCAGACGGCTGGTATTTGCGTCAAGACATTATTTGGCATAAGCCAAACCCAATGCCAGAATCCGTACAAGACAGATGTACTAAAGGCCATGAATATATTTTCTTGATGACTAAATCTCAGAAGTATTACTATGACCATGAGGCAATTAAAGAGCCTGTCAAAGAGGATTGGGGTACAAGGGACAGGTCTAATGGAAAATATCATAATGAAGGAACTGGATTACAACCTCATAGTGGTTTAGAAAAATCTTATGAGATGGCAAACAAACGAAGTGTTTGGAGTGTTCCTGTAAAACCATATACAGGCGCACACTTTGCAGTTTTCCCAAGTGAACTAATTGAGCCTTGCATACTTGCTGGCGCACCAGTTGGAGGAATAGTTTTAGACCCTTTTATGGGTTCAGGAACTACTGCACAAGTGGCTCAAGACCTTGGTAGGCAATATTTAGGATGTGAGTTAAATCCTGAGTATGGAAAACTTCAACAAAAAAGATTAGCTCAACAATCATTGGATTTTGCATGAATTACTACCAAGCCATGAAACTATTGGACAAGGTGCGTGAAGGCGTACCTGTACCACTTCACTTGATAAACAAAGCCTTGGAATTAACTGGCGACTTATGTATTCCAGACGAAACATAGAAAGCCCAAACGATAGACAAACCTTAGAGATTGCAGAGGCTAGGGAAATCTATCGCACTTGGGAGACAAACAAAGACAGAGACTTTGTGCGTGGTCGGCTAGAGAGAGCAGAGCGAATCTATGGCGTAGGGGCTAGAGATCGCATAAGGACTTACATGAACAGAATTAAGGATGGGTTACTCGAATGACATTTATTGTTTCATTTAAGGTTGATGGAAACCCTGTTGGCAAACAAAGAGCAAGGTACGCAAAGCGTGGCAACTTTGTCCAAGCCTACACCCCTGAGAAAACCAGAACTTATGAAACTTTAATCAAGGATGCTGCCAAACAAGCAATGGGAAGTTCCGAGCCGCTAGAAACGCCTGTAACGCTTTATCTGTACATCAGAGTACCAATCCCTAAGTCATGCACTAAAAAACGCTTAGAGGCCATTCAAAACGGCTCAGAGAAGCCAATTAAGAAGCCTGATGCAAGTAACATTCTCAAAAGCGTAGAAGATGGCATGAATGGCGTGGTTTACAAGGATGATTCTCAGATCGTCAACATCCATGTTACTAAGGTTTATTCAAGTCAAGCAGGTGTAGATATCTGCGTAAAGGAGTGTTTGGAATGAGAATAGTTTGTTGGTTTTCCTGTGGTGCTGCTAGTGCGGTAGCTACAAAGTTGGCAATTGCTGAAAACGCTGGCAAGTTACCTTTAATCATTGCTTACACAGAGGTCAAAGAAGAACACCCAGATAACAAGCGTTTTCTCAAAGAATGTGAGAATTGGTTTGGTCAAGAGATACAGATTCTAGGAAATGACTTCTACGATAGATCAATCTATCGAGTATTTGAGAAGAACTACATTCGCACACCGAAGGGCGCACCTTGTACTAGAGCGTTAAAAAAGCAGATCAGAGAGCGTTTCGAGGAAGCTACTGACAGACAAGTATTTGGTTATACAGCTGAAGAACAGGCTCGACTAGACAGATTTATTGATGCAAACAATGATGTTGATATTTGGACACCATTGATTGAAAAAGGTTTAGGCAAAGAGGATTGTTTGGCAATGCTTAGAAACGCCAACATTGAACTGCCAGAGATGTATCGCCTTGGGTATCACAACAATAACTGTATTGGTTGCGTCAAGGGCGGTATGGGTTACTGGAACAAGATCAAGGTAGATTTTCCAGAACACTTTGACCGAATGGCTAAGTTGGAGCGATTTAAAAAACAAACCATCTTCAAAGATCGCTATCTGGACGAGTTAAAGCCTACAGATGGAAACTATCCTGAAGAACAACATATTGAATGTTCTATCTTTTGCCAACTTGCAGAGGAAGAATACAAATGAAAGCACCTTACAAAGCCATTGAGTTCATCATGGAGAACGCACCTAAGTACGCAGAAGCAAAAGCACAAAGGGTGTATATCGAGGAGTTTCGCAAGACAAAAAAGGCTCTTTTGATGAAAGATGCGTTAGCTAGAGGGATTGATTCTGGTGTTGCCCAAGAGCGTGAAGCCTATGCCCATGTTGAATATGCTGACCTACTTAAAGGGCTAATGGTGGCTATCGAGAAAGAGGAAACCTTAAAGTGGATGCTGACTGCTGCCCAAATGAAAGCTGATATTTGGAGATCAGAGCAAGCAAGTGAGCGTCTTGGCGTAAAAACAACAGAGTAGGTATAAATACTAATCAACATTCTGTTTAGTTTGCTATACTTCAAACAGCCCAAGCAATTCGCAAGGGTACTTTTAAGGATTAAGAATGAAATACGAATTTGACACAACTGTTGGTGAAGGCTCTGTAATCGTTACTGTCGTCATGGAGTACGAGCAAGACGAGGAAGGTATCTATAACGAGAGCATCGAGGATGTGATCTTAGAAAAGGTTTCGCTGATGGGCATCTTTAGCATGGAGCAATATCGTGACTTGGAGATTGAGGGTTCTATGCGCCTCCAGAAGCACATTCTTGAGGAAGCAGACCACTCAGCTTCTGTTGACTACGACTTGCGTGGTGTCTGATGCTTGGCTGCAAACCAAAAGAGCCTGATGCAAAGTGTCTAAATTGCAAAAGGTTCTCTCTGCCTAATCCTGTCAATGTCAAGAATTCAAAGGACAAGGCTTGCATTTATGTACCTAAATCGTTACAGGTGAAAACATGACTGAATGGACAAAAGAGGAAGACGAGGCTTTTAACGATGTTGAAAAGCAAAGTAACCTTGGTAAGCAAATTCTTAGGAATCTAGGCCAACCCTACCACTTTGATATTTACGTTTCTCCATCTCAAAGAAACTTGGTGCTGGAGGAGGTAGCTAAAGAGTTTGACAAGATGCCTTTTGGTGACACAGCACAGAGTTTTGCTACTTTTGTAAGGGGTATGAAAACATGAGCAAAGACGAAGCAATTAAATTAGCGTTAGATGCCTTGCATTTATGGCATTGGACTGGCGAAACGACTGACTTGAATAAGGCTCACGATGCTTTGCTAGAGTTGTTAGACACTCCTGAAAAGCCTTGGGTTGGTCTGACTTACAAAGAAAGATGTGAGTTATGGAACATCTCAAGTAAGTTTTCACCAGATTCGGTAATCATGCACGATTTTGCAAAAGACATAGAACTAGCACTCAGGGAGAAAAATTATGAGCAAAGGGTCAACGGGTCGTCCGTTCTCAGTAACTAATGAAGAATACGCAAACCGATGGGATGCCATTTTCGGAAAAGATAATGACTCGCAAGAAAACAAAGAGAAAACATTGGAATCTGATAGACCCCTGCACTCATGCGATAGTGGGAGCAGCAATAACCCAGAGGGACAAGCTGGACAAACTAAGGATGCTTGAGTATTCCGCTTTGGAAGCTATCACTAAGGGTAATGGAACTGTCGCTGATTGGCGTACTTTGGTAGATGTTCTAAACCTGTCTGAGATGATGGGAAAGCATGGAGTTGGCCCAGAGGTGCTACCTATCTGCCAAAAGGCTCAGGAAGGGCTACATAAAGCCGCCATTCGTTATCAAGAGACATTGAGGATGGGATTAGATGGACAGACAATTCAAGCCTGTCGAGACTTGATTCAGTTTGCTGATCTCCAACAAGGAAGTATCTCAAGAAGTGAGTTTGAGAGATATATTCAGAAAACAAAAGACCACATAAGGTCAAATAGTAATCTGGTGGTGGAAATTGAATAACAAGCCAAGCAGCAGAGAGAGGCTACACCTCGCAAGAATCAAAGAGATGCCTTGTGGGGTCTGTGGTCAGTCTGGGCCATCAGACGCACACCACATTAAGCAACATCAGCAGTATCTCTGTATTCCGCTTTGTAAGGATTGTCACCAAGGTTCACACAATGGGATTCATGGTCAAGCACGAATTTGGTCAGTTTATAAACATGACGAAATGTCGGTTTTAAACGAAACCCTGAGAAAGTTGTTAGGATAGAGGCACTCAGTTGCCATGAGTTTTAGGGGGTCTTGTACCCTCTTTTTTTTCGTGAGATAATGGTACAAACTCCATGAGGATTGCCATGACAGGCTTGCTAGAACCATCCGTAAAGATCGAAATTGAGATACAAAGCCAAGAGAAAAGTGGCGATGCTTGTCCTGTTGCTACAGGCGATGTAGAGGTAAACCTTGAGAATCGTCAAAAAGCCATTGATAAGGCCAACTACGGCCCAATGAATCCTAACGAATCTAACATGGATTACTGGCGTGAAATCTCTAAGACTTGGAGAAACTCCCCAGAACAAGCCAAAAAGTCTCGCTGTGGTAACTGTTCAGCCTTTATCCAAACCCCTAAGATGCTGTCTTGCATCGAGACAGGTCTTGAGATGGGTGACACCGAGATGGACGCTTGGGAAGTCATTGATGCTGGTGACTTAGGATATTGCGAAGTTTTTGACTTTAAGTGCGCTTCCAAGAGAACTTGTGAGGCGTGGATTGCAGGTGGCCCAATAACGGAGGAAAAAGATGTCAACGACAAATCAGCAAGCTCTGGAGATGATGCAGAAACTTATGCAGAAGAAGACTAAACCCATGCCTGTCAGGGGTGAGAGAACTGCAAAGAACAAAGCAAAGAAGCCTAAAAAATGAAAGGCCTTTACGCTAACATCCATGCCAAACAAGAGCGAATCAAGGCGCAAAAAGCTGCTGGCAAGACTCCAGAGCGTATGCGTAAAGTTGGCTCGAAGGGTGCGCCAACTGCGGATGCGTTTAAGCAAGCGGCTAAGACGGCTAAGAAAAAATGATTAAACGAGGCACAGAGCAGTTTTCTGGCTATAACAAGCCTAAGAGAACTCCTAACCATCCAACCAAGTCACACGCTGTTTTGGCGAAGTCTGGTGATGATGTGAAGCTGATTCGCTTTGGTCAACAAGGTGTAAAGGGTTCTCCTGATGGTTCAGCAAGGAACGAAGCATTTAAGGCTCGCCATGCTGAGAATATCGCCAAGGGAAAGATGAGTGCTGCTTTTTGGGCGAACAAGGTTAAGTGGTAAAAAAACAACAGGTGTAGCTATGAAAATGACTAAAGCTGGTGAAAAGAAAATGTCCAAAGTAATGGGCGAATACAAGGAAGGCACACTGCACTCTGGTAAGGGTGGTAAGGTTGTTAAGAACCCCAAACAAGCGGTTGCGATTGCTTTAAGTTCTGCCAAAAAAGTAATGAAAAAAAGCAAGTGATATACTAACTCTGCTTAATGTGAGCAGATACTAACCTTGACCAACCCTAGAGGAGTCAAACAAAAATGAACGAGATAAATGCCAGATGGTATGTCTATGAACTCATCAATCCGATAAACGGAAATGTGTTTTATGTAGGCAAAGGAACTGGTAACAGAATAGACCACCATGAGCGTGAAGCCGCAAAAGGGGTATGCTCGAAAAAATGTAACAAAATCAATTACATAATTAAGCGTGGTCACAAAATAAAGAAGCAAAAAGTAGCACTATTTTGGGATGAACAAGCTGCTTATGACCATGAAACTGATTTGATTGCTCAGTATGGTCTTGCTAATCTAACAAACATCATGGCTGGCGGTCAAACCGCATTTGATAGACGCTTAATAGAGCGTAAGACAAGAATCAAAGAGCCTCAATTCTCACTATCTGATTGGCTTGAAAAGAAAAAGCCAGATCATCCAACATTTAGCCGTTTTGCTGAATGGTTCAAGACAGGGATGTACACAGGTAAAAAGATACAAGTTACTAGTGAAGACCCAAGGCTAACTTACCATTGCATCATTACTGAAACTGTCTATAACAAGATTTTGCCAATGTTTTGGGAAAAGATTAAGAAAGACGATAGAGCCATTGAGATATTTACTCAACGGATGAAGCATCATAATGTGGAGTTAGTTTATGGCGGCTAGAAAACGAAAGGTTACTTTGAGCGATTCTTGGAAAGATGGAATTAAAGCCTCTGTCATCATGGGGCGTTTGTATAACCATGTTCAAGGTGAGAACGAGATGAGTCAAAGCCAAATTAAGGCTGCTCAGATCATTCTTGCCAAGATAGTTCCTGATCTATCTCGTGCTGAAATAGCAGGGGATTCCGACAAACCTATCGAACATAGGGTTACATGGCAGAAGTAATCGAGATCGCCTACAAACCAAGAGAACAACAGCTTGCTATCCATGACTTAATGGACAGTAAGCGTTTTGGTGTTGTCGTTGCCCACAGGCGTATGGGCAAAACAGTCTCAGCTATCAACCATCTAATCAAGGATGCAGTCCTCAACCAAAAGGATGCGCCTAGATACGCTTATATAGCCCCTACCTATGGTCAAGCCAAGCGAGTGGCATGGGACTACCTAGTTAAGTATGCAGAGCCTCTAGGTGGCACACAGAACATTACCGAGTTGCGAGTTGACTTCTGGGGTAGGCGTATCCAGTTATATGGCTCAGACAACCCTGAGACACTTCGAGGCCAATATTTTGATGGGGTCATCCTAGACGAGATTGGCGATCAAAACCCAAAGATATGGACTGACATTGTTCGCCCTGCCCTAGCTGATAGGAAGGGGTGGTGCTTATTCATTGGAACACCAAAGGGACACAACCACTTCAAAGAACTGCGAGACAGGGCTGAAAAAGAGGATGGTTGGGGTTTACTAGAGTTCAAAGCCTCTGAGACAGGGGTGGTGGATGACACAGAACTCAAGGCTGCTAAGAACGAGATGGGGGAAGATAAGTACCGCCAAGAGTTTGAGTGTTCCTTTGACGCAGCAGTAGAGGGTTCTTACTATGGGCAAATCCTCAACGAACTAGAAGAAAAGAAGCATATGCAAGAGATTCCTAGAGAGGAACTCAGCAGAACCTTTACAGCTTGGGACTTGGGTATGGGTGACTCTACATCTATCTGGGTGGCTCAACTGGTGGGAACTGAGGTTAGGCTACTGGACTACTACGAGAATCATGGTGTTGGACTAGACCACTATGTGAAGTGGATTAGGGATAACGACTATGAAAAGGCTGAACATATCTTGCCCCATGACGTTAGGGTGAGGGAGTTAGGCACAGGCAAGAGCCGAATGGAGATGCTTGAGGAAGCTGGGCTAGAGATCAAGATTGCCCCCAGAATGAGCCTAGACGATGGTATTCAGGCTGTAAGGCGACTACTTCCTAGATGTTGGTTCAATGTGCCTAAAGTTCAGATTGGCCTCAATTGCCTAAGAAACTACCGCAGAGACTACGATGAGAAGCGAAAGATATTCTATGAAAGACCACTTCACGATTGGTCAAGTCATGGGTCTGACAGTTTCAGATACCTCGCATTAGGTTTGGATGAGGGTAATTCCTCGTGGTCTAAGCCTATCAACAAAGCACCGAGTTGGATTGTTTAACAGGAGAAAAGTATGTATGTAGAGCGACAAGGGGTAAATCTAGCCCCAAAAGTAAAAGAACTTGAAATGCGTATCGAAATGCTTGAAAATGTGGTAAATGAGTTAAAATTGGACAAACCCCGAATGGGTCGCCCTCCAAAGGACAAACATGGCACAGAACGAGTT